CGTGCTCGAATCGGCGTTCAACCTATTCGTGCTGCTGAGTTTATCTTTATCGAGTTTAGCATCCACAGAACTGGAAGCTTCGGAGAGAACGCCGATACGTTCTAAGAAATAAAAAAGACTAAGGTATCCGGGGAATATCCCCGGATACCTTATGGCTATGAAAGATAGAGGTAAGAAATGGGAATGGGAATAGGAAGACTTGGTGCCCCAAACATCATCATAAAAAGAAAGTTTCGCTGGACCTTGCGTATTGAAACGCCTAGGGGAACAATCCCAGAGCATTACGTAAAAGTAGCGGCTAGACCACAACTTGATATTGATGAAACAGAGATAAATTTTCTGAATGCGACAACATGGATTCCCGGTAAAGGCAAATGGCAACCAATAACCGTTTCATACATTGATGTTGCCGCTGATGACGTTGGTCCTTTGTATGATTGGATAGCTTCAGTTTACAACTTCAACACACAAAATCCGTCAACTGACTTGCCTCAAACAGAGAAGATTGGTTGGAATGCAACAGCAATTTTACAAGTTTATGATGGTTGTGGCAAAGCATTAGAACGATGGAAGTTGCAGTCAGTATGGCCACAGTCGGTAAATTTTGGCGATCTGGATATGGCTGACTCATCAGAGCTTACGATAGACCTTACTTTAAGATATTCAGAAGTCAATTACCAAAACCTATGCGGCCCTCAAGTAGTGGGTTCATGCATAGGTTGTTAAAACAAATTTTAGGAGAATAAAATGGCTGACAAAAAACCAATGGGTATTGGAGTTATTGGGCAACCAGATATGGTGTTCAAGCGTAAATTTCGCTGGACATTCGAAATTCTTGGTTTTTGCGACAATCAGAAAAACGTAGTTCCTGAGAGCTTTGTTAATGTTGCTTCACGTCCAAATCTCTCCATCGAAGAAACCGAAATAAATCACTTGAATGCTAAGACTTGGATTCCGGGCAAGGCATCTTGGGAAACTATAACAGTTACATATCTCGATGTAGCACACTCAGAGATGCGTACACTGTGGAACTGGCTTGCAACAGTTTATGACTTCACAGATCCAATCAATCTCCGTCAAGGTGAAAGAAGAGACTGGGATGCTACTGGATTATTAAGCATGTATGATGGTTGCGGTACATTAATTGAAATGTGGCAACTTCAAAGACTGTGGCCAACGTCAATTAATTTTGGCGATTTGGATTACAGTTCTTCAGACATTGCAACAATCGAACTAACCCTTCGTTATTCAGATGTTAAATACAGAAGCTACTGCCCAGACTTCCAACCAGAACCTTGCTGTGGTGGTTGCGGCACTACTGTAAAGTATCCAAATAAGACATACATCTAATAGATAGATAGGAGTTAGAAATGGCTGAAAAGATCCCTATGGGGATTGGACAACTAGGATTCAAAAATCTTCCTTTCAAAAGAAAGTTCAGATTCACTTTGGAATTGTTTGATATTTGTGGTTCTCAGTCCGTCCCCAAGCACTATGTAAAAACAGCAGGAAGACCAAATCTTTCTATTGAAGAAACAGAAATTAACTTTCTGAATGCTAAGACGTGGATTCCCGGAAAAGCGTCTTGGGAATCTCTTACTGTTACTTATATCGACGTTGCTACAGCAGAAGTCGCCCCTTTGTTTAACTGGTTAGCATCGGTTTACAATTTTACCGATCCAATCAACTTGCAAATGGGTGCTGTTCGTGCTGACTATACATGTACTGCGATTTTAAAACTGTGGGACGGTTGCGGAAGCTTGATGGAAACTTGGGAAATGAAAGACGTGTGGCCTACAGCTATCAACTTTGGTGATTTAGATTACGCAAATTCTGAAGAATGCACAATCGAACTTACTCTTAGATACTCGGATGTTAAGTACGTAAACTCGTGTCCCGGATTTACTATTACGCCTTGTTGTACTGGTTGTGATACACCACAAAACAATCCACAAAGCAATCTAGAAAATTAAATAAAACAATTCGTTTAAGATACTAACTATTTTATAGGGTAGCTGGATTTTTCCAGCTACCTTTTTCTTTAGGAGATTTTTATGGCTAAAATGGGTTTGCAATTTGGCTTAGAAGGCAATGGTAGATATTGCAAAAGACAATTTAGATGGCTGTTCGAAATACCTGAAGTAGTTGGCGACACAACTTCGGCACAAAAAGGCATTCCTGCTTTGCCTCCAGAAAAAAGTGCTCGTCCTAATCTTGATTTTAAAGAAATTGAAGTAAAACACCTTACCGAAGATTATTTTTATCCCGCTAAACCAAGTTGGAAACCAGTAAGCTTAACTCTATGGGATCTTAAGTATAATGAACACCCTGTTTACAAGTGGTTGTTGGAAATGTACGACCCAGAAAAGGCCACATGGCAAACTGCCACGAAAGGAAAGTTTATTAAAACTTGCTATTTGACTCTTTATGATGCGATTGGCGAACCCATAGAAAAATGGGTTTGGGAAGATGCGTGGCCTCAAGCAATTAACTTTCAGACTCTTGATATGACAACGACAGGGATTGTCATGTGCGAAATCACGTTAAGATATGCTAGAGCTTACATACAAAAAGTTTAATCTTCGTCGTCGTCGTCTTTATGCTGAAGATCTTCTATGTCGATATCAAATTCAGCAGCAAGAATGGTACGCATTTCTTCAAGAGCATCTTCTAGTTTTTTGCCTTTCCAATTAAGTCTACGGCAAGTGCTGCTCTTATTAAGACGGCCTTTTTTTGTATAGCAATCTTTTTCGTTATCTAACAAACAATCCACGAGTTCGGAATATCCAGCTTCTCTCAGCTTGTCTATTACCTCTTGAGTCTCTATGGCATTTACTGGGTTAATAATTGGTTTACTCATACTTATATTGTTATATCACATAAATAAAATTAGATCAATATCCTTTTTCACAAAATCTCATTTCTTTACCATTTCTGATAATAACACTTTCAAATTTCTCAGATTGAAAATTTTGATATCGTTTTTTAAGTTCATTGTAATTACGAGCACTACGATAAAGCTGCCTGAAATGATTCAATATACACGTTGTCATATAATTGAAAGCCTTGCCTTTTCTTGGGTCAAATCTATTGATCTTTTCAAAGCAAATTAAAACACCCTCTTGTATTGCATCATCAATATCAATGCCACTGAATTTTGCGTAGTTTGCTATATTCTCTGACAAAATGTAAAAAGCATGAGCCAATTGATTTTGAAATTCTTTAAAACTTTCACATGCCTCTTGGTGTAATTTCTGGCTTTCAAGCCATGCTTGTTTTTTGCTTTCATCGCCGTATTTAACAACTCTTCGATCATTTGTTTCTTTTAAATCTTTCATGATCAATTCATATTTCGCTTTTTGCCTTTTGAAGAATTGAAAGGCATGGATTACAGACTCAAAAGTTCTGTTATTAATATATTCGTTGGCCATAGTTCTCCACCGGGGGATTTTAAAAAGTATCTATGTGCTGACGACGGCTTATTTTATAGAGAAATCCATTTCCTTAACTCTGTAATGTAGTATGAATCTGACAAACTTATATGCCACCCTGCAAACAAACCCTCGAAGCAAAGATGTTTATCGTAAGCTTAAAGAAAAGTATGAATTGCTGGGCATGCTAAATGAAGCCAAGGCTTTTCAAGAACTTATAGAAAAGAAATTTAATGCTGACAGTTCAAATAATCACAAAGAACAATCAAAAAACCCTGAAATCAACTCTTGATTCTATTGCTGAACTTCGGCCTAAAGTTCTTGTCGGAGATTATGGAAGCACTGATAGCACTATTGATATTTGCAAAAAGTACAATATAGAAATTTTTGATGTGTCTACCAAAACACGAGATCAAGCTAGAATGTTTCTTAATTCAAAAAGCCAAAATAATTGGAATCTATGGATTGAACCATGGGAAACAATAATTCAAAACAACTTTAACTTTGATAAAGAAAAAATACAGTTTGGTTATGTGCGAGTTATTCATGGCCAATCTCTTCTTTGGGATATCAGATTGTGGAGAGGCCACTGTAAGTTCGTTAATCCTGTTTTTGAACGCATAGAGTCATCTGTTGGCACAAATACAGGCATTGTGTTGTCGTCTACAGGAGGACACAATAACAACGATGCAATGGACTGTTTGCAAAAATGGAAATTAGAAAGCCCACTATCTGCACAACCATACTATTACCAAGCTTGTCTGCTCTTAGCTGAAAAAAGATATGAAGAATTTTTGAGTTGTGCTGAGAATTATTTGTTTTTAGAAAAGCAGCCTACTGTTTCGGCCATCATGACCAGATACTACTATGCCATGACTCAATTAATGCACAAAAGAGCCGTAAAGCCGACTCTGCAAAACCTAAACCTTTGTCTTTGTGCAAAGCCTCTTATGGCCGAGTTTTGGTGCCTCACAGGAGATGTATACTATCATTTACTTAATAAATTTGCTGTGGCTAAAGAGTTTTATGAAAATGCAATTATTCTAGGTGCAAAAAGACTGGCAAATGATAGATGGCCTATGGATATTTCTAAATACAATAAATATCCAAAAATGATGATCAAGAGTTGTGATCAACTTCTCAACAACAATACTAATTACGTGCCAAAGAACTCTCAGTAAATGGCCTAAAGGCGATTGTGAGTTTCTAAAAAATTAAAATCGATAATATGGATTTGATGGTCATCTTGCGGCTTTGTCAATTAATCGCATCAATGGAGAAAAGCATAGAAGAGAAATAGGGAATAGACATATTGTCAATTGGTTGAAAGAACTTATCTAAAAGTGTTCCAAGTGCTCTGCGTGAATTGGAATTCTATCAAAAAGATAGCAAAATAAAGAATACATCTACCAAATTTGGCCTTCTAAATGATTTATCACTACTGTGACTTGATCTTGATATCTTGCAATATCAAGTTGCTTTCTTCCCGGTCCTAACTTTCGCAATTCAGACACAAGCTCGTCTACATGGCAATTGATAACCTGCCATTCATTTTTAGCAAGTTTTTCTATATCTTTTTCAAATTCTTCAGGAACAATTTCGTCTTTTGTTGGAAAGTATGCAGCAACTTGTTTTCCAGCTTTTCTCATCACGTTAATGTAAATTGGGTGATTGCATGCACAGCCGGGATTTTTCAAAAATTTTGTCACGTCTTCCTGTAGTTCTTCTGGAAGAGAAGCTCGAAATCTTTCATCTAAAAGAGCTTGCTTGACATCATGCACTGTGACTTTTTTCTTCATTTTTCTTTCCTTACGAGCTTTCTAAATTGGGCCTCTCAGGAGGCAATCCATCTTGTATTCTTTTTTTGCGGTCATTTTCTTGCCTTTCAGCTTCTGTTTTTGCATCTCTTAGCTTGATGGCTTTTGCAATTGCACCCTGAACCTCTTTGGCAACAACGCCCCTTCCGCATCTAGGGCATTTATATTTTTTTGCTTGAGTTTTTTGTGGCCTTTCTTTTGCTTTTCCTGTTCTTGGATCTAATATAGGAGCCCCCGATGGAATTGCTGAAGTTTTGATTTCAACCAAATCACAATCATCAGGATTTTTTGGAATAATTTGCTTGAACGCACATGACTCACAAAAAATCATGAGTTGTTTATTCTTTGCTTTCTGTTCCATTTTCCTCACTATTCACTACAAAATCTGTCTTGCTTCGTATCATGTAAATATACTCACTGTAAAAACCAGATAAAAGACTACCTGCAAAAGCATAAGGCAAAATTAGTAACCATGGCTGTTGAAAATACATATACAGAATAGCCAAGCATCCATTGAATAATCCTGACCACCAACCTGTGCATTCATAGCAAGCTAGAATTTCACTGATAAATTTTACAGAATTTAACCACTCTCTAATGCTTTTGTTGAACAACTTGATTACATCAAGAATGCGACCATGAACTAGTATGTTGGTCAAACCAATAGTCGCAAATACAAATAATAATAAAGATGCCATTATTCTGATACCTTACTAGATTTCTTTTCTCTTTCTACAAGCTCACGATAAACCATTTCACGTTCTTTGGCTCTTTCTTCTTTTCTTCTTTCTAAATATTCCAAGTCACTGTGCGTTCTCGGAACAAATCTAGGAAAAGCCTTGTCAAAATCAACTTTTTCAATTCTACAAGCCTCTTTAGTGGTTGGTACAACCGCCACTCGATATTCGCTTTCATTTTGAATAGCTTCAAAAAGATCCTTGTTAACTTGTTTAAAAACCTCGATTGTCTGTACAAGATCTTGTCCTAAGTCTGGATGGTAATTAATATAAAACGTAACTATGCCTTTCATTTCTATTCCTTTCTAATGTTTATCTCCAAAATGTAATATGCAAATTTTCTGAATCTCTCCACGTCGAAAAATAATTCATTCCTTGGATTCTGCATAAGTATTCACAAATTTCAGATTCGGAAATAGGAATGATGAAATTTTGCACTACAGTATAGTTGAGTTTTTCAAGTTCAATTTTATCACCAAAATATTCTTCAAGTATTGCCAAGTCTTCATCTGTAATGGTATTGAGGAAGTCTAAAATTGCTTGTTTTCCTAAAGATGACAAGTAAGGAATGCGTTTTGACATTCTCCATTGTTCAAAAATACTAAACATTTCAATTTTTAATCGGCTCTGTAAATTAGTATCATAAAAAATCAAGTCTTCAGCGTTTGAAAAATTTATTTGCAACATACTCTCATAACCTCAGTACAAGCTACAAGCTAATCATAGTTTATAGGAGATAATTATGGCAGATGATGTTTTCCGTCAAAACCGAAAAAAAGTAACAGCAGACGACCTTGGTGAAACAACAGACAATCCACTGGACACTATTAGATCTGTTCAAGAAGCCGTAGCGAAAGAAACAGGCGTAGAAGCTCCCAAGAATTTTGGTGATGCACCGTTTCAAATTTCAGGCAACATTCCAGCAGCATTTAAAGACGCTATAAGTATTAACAAATTTCAGAATAGTCAAGGCGACAACGTGCCGAAGACACCTGTGAATCGTAAACCCATGGGCAATCCAGTAGATGAAGATGATGGATTTAGTGGATTTGATGTGCCTCCCGAAAGACCTCGCCCCCAACAATCAGCCAAACCCACCCCTGATGCGAAGATTCGTGTTCAAGGCAGCGATGCCCTTGAAGGCTTGCTTGCACAGTTAGCAGAACAACATACGTGGGAAGAATTTGAATTCCCATCTAAAGGAAAATTCTATTCTAACATCCCAGCTACAGTTCATGTTAGGGCTATGACCGGTGGAGAAGAGCAAATTTTAGCCACTCCACGATGGGTCAAAAAGGGAAAAGCCATTGATATGATTTTCCGTCGCTGCATCAAAGAGCAAATCAACACAGAAGATCTTCTAAGTTCTGATCGAACCAATCTACTTATTTATTTGCGTGGTATTTCTTATACTCCAGAATATGACGTTGAAATCAAATGTCCTAACTGTTCAATCAAGTTCGCTCACGTAATTGACTTAAACGATATGGATGTTGAAGTATGTCCAGATAATTTTGGACCAGATCAATTGTCAGGCGTTCTTCCAACAAGTAAATTCCGTTATCGTTATAGACTTGCAACCGGACAAGATGAGCAAGAAATTAACAGTTATCGAGAAAAAAGAATTCAACAATGGGGCGATCAAGGGGATGACGATACTTTGCTGTACCGTACAGCATTGCTTCTTGAAGAAATTGAAGGCGTAACTCTGAAGAAAGAGTTAGCCCAACTGTTGGCCAAATTGCCAATTCAAGACGTTTCTTACTTAAGAAATGAAATCAATACTCCACCTTTTGGAGTCGATACAGAGCTTCCTATTCTGTGCCCTTCATGTACAGAAGAATTTAAAATTGATTTGCCGCTTGAAACAAGTTTTTTCTTCCCAAGGAAGAAGGCAAGC